CCTGCTGCTACTGGTGCAACTATCACTTTGACTCTTGCTTCTGGTTATCACTACAACAATGGAACTGAAGCTCCATTGCGTCCTGGTGAAACTGTTCGTGTTGCTTCTACAAACGTAGAAGGTCAAATCCTTGCAATCACTGGTACTACTGCTTATGGCTTTACTTTTACAGTAGCTCCTAAGCAAACTGGTCAATCTTTAGCATCTGCGGGTAGCTCAAGCTTCCTTGCTACAGACGCTTTGATTTTCGGTGGTATCATGGATGCTGGTGAGGCTTCTTCAACTAATCAACCAATGATTCAGTTGGATCAGAAGTACACAAACAGCATTACAGAAATGCGTGAAACTTGGAGTGCAACTGACCTTGCAGAAATGACAGAGGTTTACTACACAGGTGGTTTCTCTGGAGATGTTCCTGCTGGTGGAGCGCAAGCTGGCACTTCCCTTTTCACATTAAAAGGTCTTGTAAAATCAAACGTACGTTTCAAAGATGACGTTGAAATGAAATTGATGCGTGGTAACACAGTTAACAACACAGCTGTTAACTCTACTACAGTTGGTACTCAAGGTATCATCCCTCAAGTTCTTTCAAACGGAGAAACTGTTGGTTACACTCCTGGTAACTTAGACATCGCTAAATTGCACGAAATCACTCGTGTAATGGATGTTAACGGTTCTACTTCTGAGAACATCTGGTTACAAGACATCTATCAAAACCAAAACTTCTCTGACGGATTGTTTGCTGCTTACCCTGCTGGTGCTTGGGTTTGGGGTTCAAACGAAAAATCAGAAGAAGCAGCTATCAATTACGGTTGCAAGTCAATCTCAATTGATGGTTATCACTTCAAGGTTAAGAAGTATCGTCCGTTTAACACAGAATATCTTTCTGGTGTTACACCTACTACAGACTACTTCCGTAATTTCGGATTAATCTGTCCTCAAGGTGAAACTCGTGATGCAAAAGATGCTTCTAAGCTTTACAAGAATATCACTATTACTTATCAGCAACCTCCAAAAGGTGGTACTGTGGGTAACGGTATCCGTGTATGGCAATGGGGTGGTGCATCTCAGAACCCAACAACTGGAACAATGAACGACAACGTGGAAATGATCACGTACCGCGGCGCCCGCGTAGTGGCAGCCAACCAGTTTGTTATAGTTCAGAGTGCTTAATTTCAATAAGTTATAACAACTTGTTAGTCACAAATAGGGGGTGGGAAATCCCACCCCTTTATTTAAAAAAAATGGGTGTAATATATAAAATAAAAAGTCCAAGTGGTAGATTATATATAGGTAAAACTTATGATTTAAGAAAAAGAGTTAATGCCTATAAGTGTGATGTGAGAAAGGGAAGTAAAAATTTAAAGCTTCATAATAGTTTAAGAAAGTATGGGTGGGATGCCCATGTTTTAGAAGTTGTTGAAGAAGTTTCGGATGAATTACTAAGTGAAAGGGAGATGTATTGGATTGAATATTATAAGACTTATTGTTATGAAAATCCGAAAGGATTAAATATGACAAAAGGAGGAGACGGACAAAGATCAACATGGATGCATGATGTAGAAAGGAGAGAAAAGCAGTCAGAAGTTTTTAGTGGGGAGGGAAATCCTTTTTATGGCAAAAGTCATACGGAAGAAACTAAAAAATTGTTATCTGAAAAGATAAGCAGAATTAATAAAGAACAGGGTAAAAAAATTCCAGAGTGGGGTGTTGAGAAGGGCAGGGAAGTCGTGAGACGACCTATTGTAATGTACGATTTAAAAGGTAAATTTGTAAAAGAATTCAAATCTTTAGCAGAAGCCTCAAAGGAATTAAAAATAAGCCATGCAAGTATTTCGGAAAATATTTCAGGCAAAAAGAGTCAAGCTAAAGGATATATATTTAGATATAGAGAAGAGAATTACCCATTAGTTATTAGTGTGGGGGAAGTGAAGAAACAAACAGTAAAAAGAGAAGTTGTGGGTGTGTATGCGGGGGAAGTGATGACGTTCCCTTCAGCATTAGAAGCATCAGAGTTCTTTAAAATACCAAAGACAACAATTAATAGGGCGGCTATGTATAATGGGGGAAGACCTATTAGAACAGGCCACCAATTTTATTATAAAGATTTTTTTATTAAAAAACAAAACCGCCCGCATATTGCGGGGTGTGCAACTTAAATGGTAATTAAAAACAAACAGCTATGTCAGCTTCATTAAATCATGTAAATTTCTCCTTAAATGGGGAACAAGCAAATTCTCAAGGTTTATCTCTTGGGGAACAATCAGTTGTATCAGAATTACAACAAAGTCAACACGCAGGGGTAAAGTATCACATTTTCAAACTTGTAAATAATACAAGGCAAGGTGGTGTCCATGTCCCAGGAATTGATGATGTTATTAATCCTGCTACAGGAAAAGTAGAAAGAGTTAGACTTCTTGCGGGAGTTGATACTATTTGGGTAAAGGAGCAAAAAGACCTTACTCCTGAATATATTAAAAACAACCAAAGAAGTTTACAATTTATTAGGGGTTCTAAGATATTACGAATTCCCGATTACGACCATACAGCTCTTGAATTTGCAAGGATTACAAAACACAATATTGGAAGTCCAAGCAACAAGACAGGTAGTAATTTTGAATTTTATGAGTACAACCCAGCAAAAGAGCAAGAAGAAGCATTAAGAAGAGAGGAACTTGAAATAGAAATGGCTATCTTAGCTAAAGGAATGCCTTTAGAGAAAATGAGAAAGCACGCAGCGTTTTTGGGGCTTAGATTAATTGATGATTTGGGAATTCCTAAAACAGAAGATGGAATTCGCAGAGAGTATATGGTATACGCAAAGCGTAATCCTGCTTATTTCCAAAAAACGGCAGATTCTAAAGAGGTTGAACTTGCTTGGTTAGTGAAAAGAGCTATCTTAGATTCTAAGATTGAAATTGGAAGAGAGCCAGGTAAAATTTATTGGGCAAACGGTGGAGGACTTATAGGAGTAGTTCCCCGTACAGAAAACCCAGAAAGATACCTCGTTAATCTTGCATTAACTAATAGCGAAGAAGGTGCAGCATTTAAAGATCAATTACAAAAAATATCATAATAGAAAATGGCCTACACAATTGATGATGTATATAAATTAACCCTCTATATTGTAGGGAAAAATTTGACACAAGGTTACGTTAGTCCCGAAGATTTCAATCTGGCGATTAATGAAGCCCAAATCGGGTACGCCTCATATTTGTTAGGCTCATTTCAACAATATCAACCTGGGAGACCCGAAGCAAGGGTTCAATTTGGGCAGAACTCAGTGATTCGTACAAGGTTAAAACCAATTATTTATAATGCGGATTTATCTATTGACAGCACTGGGTTTTCCCCATACCCAAGTGACTTTTTACAGACAGATGCAATGTGGACTTATTATGGATATGAGAGGGTGAGGGAAGTGCAGCAGAACTATTTTTACTCAATCTATAATAGCAAAATAGACCCAATAGGAAGTTGGCCTGTGTATATGTTAGAGTGGGACGGATTTCGCTTCTTCCCTACCAATCAAGGACAAGCTAAAATGTCCTATGTAAGAAACCCTCCAGAAATGAAGTGGGCTTACACAATTGACCCAATTACAGATAATCCTGTTTACGATTCAGCAAATAGTATTCAACCTGTCTGGGGAGATGCAAGTTTGTTGGAAATTATTGTTAGAGCATTACGAATAATTGGCGTAAATTTGGATTACAATACTGTAAGCGGATACGCTGTTCAAATTGAAAATCAAGGACAATAATGACAAGGAATCAATTTATAGAACAAATTCTTCGCCAAATTTATGGTGGTTATGTATCTGAGGATGCATCAATTACTCCAATGTTGGTGAATCAATATATAGACCAAGCTGTAGCATTTGCAGCAAAATCTAATTATACAGATAATATTAAACTTGAAGGCGTATCTTTTGTTAACAATTCATTTTATACTACTTTTAAAGGTCTTGTGCCTTCAAAGGATGAACAAGGTTTATGGAAAATAACACTTCCCCAAGTTCCTGTTGGTATTGGTGTAAGTGAGGGAATTTCTACCCTTCAATTTAAAGATGATAAAGGAGTGCTATCTTACCCATGTATTCCCCTATCACAAAATCAAAAAACATATTTTCAAACAATGACTCCTTTACCAAACAAAACATTGTTCTATGTAGAAGGAGATAGTTGTTATGTAGTTACTAATATCCAACTTAAAGATTACACAGCAAGTGTGACTATGGTAAGCGCAGGGAACTCACAAGACTTAAATAGTACTTTAAATGTTCCAGGCGACTATATTCCACTTATGATTGATTATATACAAAAACAATTACTACTTGAAAAAACAACGCCTAAAGACCTTGCAAATGATGGCCAGGATTTAGCACAAAACTAAAACGATGATACCAGTAAAAAATCAAATACTTTTTAAGCCTTTTCCGCCAGATATTATGAGCGAGGGTGGTATTTTTGTACCTGAATCAGCGAGAGAAGAGAGTAATAGAGGATTAATAGTGGCCGTGGGAAATGGTAGTTCACATAAAAAAATGACCTTAAAACCTGGGCAAGTAGCTTATAGAGTAAAGGCATGGGGTACTCCCGTGGAGATTAATGGTGAAATGCATTACTTAATGGAAGATGCTGCAATAATTGCAACTGAATAAAAATAAAAGATGAGCGCACAAAACAGACAATGGATTTCTATAGATGAGTGTATTAACGCTTACATGGATGAATCTGAACAAGGTAACCATAAGTATTTTAAATTATGGAATTTAGCTTATAGAGCTATGACAGAACTCGGATTGGACTTTTTCTATTCTGTTAAATCTGTGAAGCTCCCTGTAAATCCAAACTTAACGGTAACAATTCCCGAAGATTACATAAACTACACAAAAGTAGGCATCTTAGATGCTCAAGGGCAAATCATACCATTAAGCGTAAATAATAATTTAACAACTGCATTTGATATGCAGCCATCAAGATTAGCTCAGACTCAAGATCCAACCGTATTCACGGGTTATAGTCCCTATGGTATTGTTTGGTGGAACTACTGGAATGGATATGGTCTGAGTAACTTATATGGATTACCTTCGGGAAGTCCTTTCGTAGGTAGTTTTAAAATAGATAATAAAAACGGAGTTATCGTTCTTGACGAATACTTCGCATTTGATTATATTATGTTGGAGTATATATCTTCCCCTCAACAAGGGCAAGACTATTATGTTCCAATTCAGTTTAAGGAAGCCGTAATTGCATATTTAAGATGGAAAGACATCATTTCCCTCCCAACATCAAGAAAAGGTAGCCTTGGAGATAAAAGAGATAGAAGAGCAGATTATTACAACGAAAGAAGATTAGCTGTTGCTCGTTATGACGCAATTAATCTAACTGACTTGTACGAATGGAATTTGAAAAATCAACGTTTAGCGGTAAAAGGATAATAAATGATTGACGTAAAAAGATTTTCAGGAGTAATGAATTTGGATGACAAGCCTGAAAATGTGCTTGCCCCTCAACATATTCAAGCTACCAATTTGCGCTTCTACGGAGGTCAAAATGGACTAACAGCTCAGAATGTGAAAGGTAACTATGTTATTGACAATAACGAATTGCCTTCTACAGGGACTAATATATGTATAGGTTCTTTTTACGACCAAATAAATCAAAAGATTTATTTTTTTAATTATAATACAGAGGGAAATAATGGTATCTATTGTCTTGATGTAAAAACTGAGACAGTAACAACTATCTTTCTTTCTGGCACAAATAGTGTTGGAGATGTATTAAACTTCTCTCCTGACTTCCCTATCCATTCGGTAGTAATGGTATACAGACCTGCTGAAGATGGAAATTTGCTTTATTGGGTAGAGGGAACTCATAATAGACCAAGATATTTAAATGTGGATACCGTGACTTCCCTGTCACCATTCACATCAGATATGTTAAACGCAGGTAAAAATGCGCCTTTAACGCCACCAATTCCCATTTATCAAAATGACACAACTGTAAATGTAAACAACCTAAGAAAGAAACTTTTTAGATTTTCTTACAGATGGGTTTACAAAAACGGAGAAAGGTCTACTTTTTCTCCTATATCAAAAGTTCCCTTACCTATTGATGGATATAGCCCAGATGTTCAAGCTTCTCCTACAACTAATAACTACATAAGACTTGAAGTTTATAGTGGTGGAGCAGATTGTCAAGCTATTGAAATAGCTGGTCAGCAAAATATAGATAATACGTGGGGAGACTTTTTTTTAATAACTAAATTAGATTTAGACCAATATAATATTGCCGATAATTCAGCGGCCATTTATAATTTTTATAATGATGGAGCTTATGTTGCTATAGATCCTGTAGAAACAGATTTATACTTCAGTTGGCTACCTGATTATGCAAATACGCTTGAGCTTTTAAATGGTAACGTATTAATTTACGGAGGATTAACGGACGGATATGATCCTTTAAAGAGAGATCAAGTAGATGTGATAGTTACATCTGGTTTGGGAAATGCTAATACACCAAGTATTTCTTTTTCTTATTCAGGCCCTAATCAATTTACTCTTGTAGTAGGATCAACTGTAACTGTTGGAGCTACCTATACTGTTTCTTTTGATTATGTTTCGGGAACTTCTGGTGATGCTTCCCCTAAAAACGTAACCTATACTACAATAGTAGGAGATGATGCAGAGAGCATCGCTACAGGAATTGGAGCTTTGCTTAATGGAAATAATATATCTATAGACAATTTGGGAAATGGAGTTATAAGAGTTTACACTTCTACTAACTCAGGAACTATAACAAACGTTGCAGTTAATACTTCTGTTTCAGGAAGTCAAACTGCTTCAGCGGCTTGGAAATGGAGTTGTCCAGAAAGATTAGGACTTGTATATTTTGATAATAGAGGAAAAACTAATGGAGTGGTTTCTTTCGTTTCAGATTCGGCATTAGATACAACAGACTTTGCTGTAACTACTCCCGATTTCAATACCGCTTCATCTGGTACAATTTTACAAGTTCCATTTTTATCAGCTACAATTAATCACACCCCTCCTGATTGGGCTACTTGTTATCAATGGGTAAGAGCTGATTTAAAGCCAACGAATTTTTTATATTGGATTACAAATGACTATCAAGATCCGAGTGATGGTTATTTATACTTTGGGATACAAAACTTAACTACTCAACAAACTAAAAATACTGGGTTTGTTCCATCTTATGAATTTACGCCAGGAGATAGAATTAGAGTGGTTTCTGCATATAGTGCAGGTGTATTTACTCCTTATGCTTCTCAACTTGATTTTGAAATAGTGGGAACTGAAGAGCTTACAATGCAAGCTCCAAACGATACCACTAAAAAAGGTACTTATATAAAAGTTCAAAAACCAACAGGATCTTTCCCAACTTATACAGCCCCTCAAATATTAATTGAACTCTACACTCCAAAAGCAAGAGTTTCAGAAAACTCAGAATTGTTTTACGAGTGGGGGCAGAAGTATGATATTTATACTTTAGAGGGTGCAAGATACCATAAAGGACAAACAGGAAATCAAACAGCTTCTCAACCTGCAACTTTCCAATGGTTTGACGGAGATGTATATTTATTAGAAAGAGGGTTTTATCCTTACAATAACTCTACCTCTGTAACTAATGAATATTTTGAAGCTCCTAATTATAATGATTATTGGATTAGTTCTGTAAATTCAAATGGAAGGGCTTGGGTAATTGATGAGAATGCTCAAACTTATTATAATCCTACAATTTCAAGATGGGGAGGGAACTATCAGCAAGGAACTACAATTAATAATTTAAATATATTTAAAGCTATTAACTACGATGAAATTGACAGGTCTAAAGGATCTATTCAAAGATTTGTTGTAGAAGATAGGGTTTTATACGTATATCAACAAAGGGCTGTAGGAGTTTACGGAATTTACGCTAAGTTTATTCAAGACAACTCAGGTTCAGATGTATTGACTACTACAGATAAAATTATTACAGATAATAATATTAAATACCTTGAAGGGCAATATGGATTGGGCGACCAACCTACAAGCTTGGTTAGAGGTAAAAACGTACACTATTTTGTAGATCCTGTTAGGGGTTATCAAGTTAGGCGTGCGGGAAATGGACTTACTCCAATTTCTGAAATTTTCAAAGGTCAGTTTTATATTCGTGATTTGTTGGTAAAATATAACAATAATTATCGTCTTCCTGATTTTACAAAATCTAAAATACTTGGAACGTATAATTTCTTTGATGAAGAGTACGTATGTGCTTTGCAAGGAGGTTCTTTATATGGAGAAGATCCATTAAAGTTTGTAAAAAACCAAGTTATTACAAATGGAGATATTAATAGTCCGTCTACTTTTTCAATAGTATTTGCGGGAAATTACGGAAGTCCATTTACGTATATTACTTCGTTTACGGGTACTCCAACAGAGGGTGATGTTGTTCATTTGATACTAAAGAATAGTGTATATCCTGCATTTGATTATCCTTATTGCGTACAAGCTGGAGATACTATTGCAGATGTGATTAATTATTTTGTGACGGGAATTACTGGTTCAGGATTTTTCACAGCAGTATCTACTACCTTTGGTGGAAATCCCGCAATTTCAATTACTACAGGTGTAGGAACTGGAGTTGTTAGTGGACAGTCTTCAATTGAGTTTCCTGCGTATTTGGCGACATTTACGGGAACTCCTTCTGTAGGAGATATTGTTACTATAAGCGTTTCTCCTAATCCTCCTTCGCCGCCACTTCCCTATTTTAATTACAGCTATACCGTTCAGGCAGGAGATACCATATCTGATATAATAACAGCACTTGTTAATGAAATTAACTTATCAGAAGAATTTACGGCTACGGCAGTAACTTATGAAGGTTTTTCAGGATTTACGGTTAGAAAACTTTCAAGCATATACATATACGGAAGCGGGACTATAGAATTAGTACCCGTTGTTGGTTCTGAAATAAACCCTTACACATTCTCTTTCAATGAGTTAAGAAATGGGTATGTTTCATTCTTTGACTATCATCCAGAGTGGTTACAAAGTGCTGAAGATATGATATATACGTTTAAAAACGGAAATATCTATAAGCACAATAATACTACCGAATATTGTAATTTCTACGGGAATCAGTATGGGGCAAATATCACTCTTGTATTTAATCAAAATTACCATACTAAAAAGTCTTGGAACAGCATAGCTGAGGTTGCGTCTACTGTATGGTCAGTTCCCGCAATCCAAACAAATACCTACAGCTTTAAGAAAGTAACTCAGTTTACAGACCTAAAAGAAGGGGAATTTGAGCTATTAGAGTCTATGCCTTCCGCATCCATAAAAAGAGACAAAAACTCTTCAGGGGGCAAAACTAATGGGGATTTTATGAAAGGGAACTATTTAATTACAAAATTAGAGAAAGAAAACGCAAATAATTTAATAACTTTGTCAGAGGTAAGTTGTAGATTTACAGATAGTCCTCTGAATGTAAAATAATAAAAATATGCCAGGAATATCAGATTTATCATCGTCAGCAACAAAAGCAGCAGGTAACTCATTACCTTGGGCCGCTATTGCACAAGGAGCAGTAGGACTTGGACAAACAGTTGCTGGAATGATTCAAAGAGCAAAAGGTTTAAAAGAAGCTAAAAAAGCTATTGCTGGACTTGGCCCTAACCAAGGAATTCTTGATTATTACAACCAAGCCCTTAATAGATATAATGTTTCTCCAACAGAAAGTGCTTTGTATAAAAGACAACAGCAAACAATTGGAAGAAATGTTGCAACGGGAATTGGAGCTTTACAAAGAGAAGGAAATGTTTTAGGTGGCGTTTCTTCATTAGTAAGAGGAGCAAGTGATGCAGCATTAAATGCTGAAGTAGCAGCAGAACAACAAAGAGCGCAAAGATTTGGACAACTTGCTTCAGCGACACAAGCAAAAGCTGCTGAAGAATTAAGACCTAAACAATTAGAGTTTCAATTAGCTGCGCAAAGAGCAGCAGGTGGTTCTCAACTTGCAAATACAGGAATGAGTAATATTTTTGGCGCTGCTCAAGGATATGGAACTCAGCAATTGTATAAAGATATTTATGGCACTCCAAAAGAATATGGTAGCTCAACTCCTATTAATTGGAGAGTGACTGATTATCCTGTTCAAGGGATGGGAACAAATGCAATTCGTGGTTTAAGCCCAAGAATTAGTTCAGTACCAACAGGAATTAGAAGAGGATAATAAAAATTAATAAGACTAATTAAAATGGCAGTATCAATCCCAGCGGGTATTTATAGTCTTGGAAATGTAAGAATTGATGATTCGCAAAGACTTGCGAATTTAGAAGGTCAGTTACTTGCTAAAAAAGCAGCTAAACAACAAGCTGAACAAGATGCTATCAATAAATATATTGCAGACCAAGCAGGAAAAGTTACTTCTACAGGAGTAAGAACTGTTGACCTACCAGGTTTTGAAAAAAGAAGACAGCAATGGATGCAATTTGGAATGCAGAATAAAGAAAAGATTTTAAAAGATCCGATGACTCGTGTTTCGTTTGATAAAATGGGACAAGAGTTAATGTCATATATACAACAAAGTAAGGCCGAAGAAGAAAAAGCAAAGCCTATAAAATCTCTTATTGTAGATCCTACAAAAAGAAAAGAGCTTAATACTGATAGAGTGATGTTAGATATAGACTATCACGATTTACCATTAGATGATCCAAGAAGAAGAAGTATAGATTATAATGCTTCATGGTATAAAGCTCCAACATTTGATTTTGTAAAAGAATTTGATTCTGCTGCTAAAGGGCAACAGAAATCTTATTTAGGGGAAGTGAAGGGAAGCTTTAATCCTAAGTCTGGAAAATATTTAACAGAGCAAGGATTTGCCCCAAAAGCTATTACGCAAATAGCATCTAATTTTGTTAGAGCAGTGCAAGAAAGTCCTGACAAACAAGATTATTACGAAAGAAAGGCTCAGAATATGGATGCAAGGGAAATCGCTGATTTGAATACTTACTTCAGTCGTTACTTCCCTGACCAACAAGTAGAAGCAGACAATCCATTAACTATTGCGGCAGCTGAAGCAATTAGACAAGCTGAATCAGCAAGAGATATTGTTCCTGAAACAGATGTTAGATATGCAAGTTCTTTAATATCTTCAAGACAAAGAGGTGGAGAAACTGAAACTCCTGTTAGAGATGTGTATGGGGAAATTATAAGTAAGGCAGCTAATAAAGCTCCAAATAAAGGAGTTCCTTTGAATGAATTGTCTGGTACTGCTCAGTCACAAATATTAAAAACAGTAAATGCTACAACTGGAGGAGGATATACTCAGTCTGATATTTTTGTAATGAAAGATAGAAATGGCGATTTGGTTGCTATAGATGATGCAACCAAGCAGGTTATTACTCCTTTGACTTATGAAGACATAAATGTTCCTTTACAGCCAGGTGCAAAAGAAAAAAGAGCTGTGATTGTGAAGGGAAGTAGTAAAAAGAAATTATATTAATATATGCCAGATCCAAAAGAAAAACTTAAAAAGTTACACGCAAATCTTATTAAAGATGGCTATGATTTGCCATCTTTTGATGTATTTGATAAAGATATGTCTGATGTAGCTAAATTAAGTAAACTTAGAGATAATCTTGTGAAGGAGGGCTATGATTTGCCTGACTTGAATACGTTTCAAGCAGATATGGGGTTTTCTCAAAAAAAAAGTCAAGTCGGTTCTACAAATGGTGGTCAAGCTGGTATTTCAGAAGCCCCATCGGGTTTAACAGAAGTAAAGGTTAGTGGAGGTCTTATACCTGAGTATAAGGGTGTGGTTGGGGAAGTGAAGGTAGACAAAATTGATCCTGTTAAATCTTATAGGAATCAATTAAATACTCAAGTAGATAAATCATTAGAAAAATTATTACAAAGAGAAAGACAGCCAAAAATTTCTACTACGGCTGTCACTCTAACAGCTCCTGTAGCTGCTGAGAAAATAAAAGAAGAAAGAAAGCAATTTGTAGAAGAGCAGAAAGAAAAGAAGGAAAAGAAATTATTATCTCCTGCTGAGATAGATAAAAAATTTAAAGAAGCTAAAAGAGTATATTCTGAAGACCAAAACACTTCAGTTGCTCATTTAATGGAATCTTCTGGATTGAGTGCAAATGAAATATTCAATCTCCCAAAAGATAAATTACAGAGTCTTGTCCGTCCTGGTAATGAAACAGATGAATTAGCTGTTAAAGCTATTTCGGATTCTCAAGATGTAAAGAATTCATTAAAAAATGCAACATCTTTACCAGAAGCTGCTATTTATTTTGCAGCTAAACAAGACCCTCAATTACAAGAACAAATAGATAGGAATATTATTCCTGGAACTAATAGAGTTAATATTGAAAGTATTTTAAAAGAGGGAAGTATTGGTACGAGAGTAGCAGAATTTTTATTTAATCCAATTGTAGAAAAAGAGATTAAAAATAATCTTGGCTATCAAAAAGAATTTGAGGCAACACTTCCCGTACTTATAAATAAATATCCTGATTTTGGTAAAGCATATTTGGGAAATAAAATATCCCAAAAAATGGAGGATATGGGAATAACAAATTCTTTAGTAAATGTTACTACGGAAGAAGAAACTGATAAAGCAGTTGAAGAATTAGAAAAAGAAAATAAAATTACACCAAATGAAGTGCAATTTTATAAAGATAATTTAAGAGGAGAAGGTGGTTATAAAGATTTTTTTAGAAATATTATTGGTAAGGGATATTACAAGACTCCAGGTTTTATAGAAAATACACTTGGGGGAGCTGTTAGAGGAACATTAGCTATTGGTAAAGGAGCTTCAGAGAAATTAGGCTTGAGAAAAGCTTTGCTTGGAGAAACTGAAGTTACAGCAAGAGATTTTTCAGATAGAGATTTAGCGGTAAATATTGCACCAAGGGGAATTACCCATGAAATAACAATGAGTGGCGGTGAAACTATTGGGCAATTAGCTCCATTTATTTTTGGAGGAGCGGAATTAATGGCTGCAAAAGCGGCACTATCTCCTGAAATTGCAAGTGGTCTATTATTTGGGTTACAGACTTATGGTAACAATATTGCTGAAGCAAGAAGATTGTTTCCAGGTAATGAACTTAAACAAAGAGGGTTTGCGACAACTGCATCGCTGATAGATGCTGTTTTGTTAAATAAATTGGGGAGTAGTAATATAGCTAAAAGCCTTTCAGGAGAAATGAGACCTGCTGTTCAAGAAATTATAGATAGCTACGCTTCTAAAAAGATTTCAAAAGAAACAGCACAAGAAGGTATTAAAGGCGCATTTTTAAATGCTGTAAAAAAAGTTCCTCAAGCCGCAGAATTATTTGCAAGACAGACTGGTAAAAATACAGCTATTATGACTGCGATGGATTTAGCCCATCAAGTTAATGAAGGTGTATTTGAAGGGAAAAAAGTAAAAGATTGGATTAATGGTCAAAAAACTTTTGAAAACGCGAGGTCGGCTGCTATTGCAAGTACATTTTTATCTGGTCTTGGGACAGCAGCAACTTTAAAAAATAAAGGCGTAATATCAAAATTACATTATCAATATGCAGAGCAACCTGATTTTTGGGAAGCTGAAATACGAAAAGTAGGAGAAGCTAATGGTGAGCCTAAAGCAGATATTGAAGACAAGGTAGATAATGTAAAATATGCAGCTAAAGTTTTTCAAGATTTGAAGGGAAGTACTGATATGAGCGAAAAACAAAAAATGAAATTTCTTATTAATTCCCTTATTCAGAGAGCGAAATTAAAAGAAGTTGAAAGCATAACTGACCCTGTACTTAAACAAAGAGCTACAACAGAAGCTAAAAAAATACAAGAAGACCAAGAAGCATTATTAGATGGTAAAGATGATGGTACTATAGAAGGAGATGTTTCAGATGTTATTGAAGGGGAAAATCTCATAGATAAAAAAAGAGCTGAAGAAGCTCCACTTCCCGTAACTGAAAAACCATCAAAAGAACAACAAAATAAAGAAATATTAGAAGGCAATACAGTTACTTATACTTATGAAAAAGAAAGTGATGTACCTGAAGTATTTAAAGATAATATAGTAAGTAGGGGAGATGTAAATGGTAAACCAAGAATAAGCGTTATTGTTGCTAAATCTTTGTCTGACTATGAATTAGGTAAGAAAGAAGCTCTAATTCCAAAAGAAGAAAAACCATCAGATGAACAACAATTTAAAGATATACAAGAAGGAAATGTAGTAACCTTTACTTATGAAAATGAAAGCCAAGTTCCTGAAGTATTTAAAGATAAAATAAGTAGTACAGGAGAAACTAATGGTAAGCCATTTGTAAGAGTTACTGTTGCAAAGTCTTTAGCTGATTATGAATTAGGTCAAAAAGAAACTCCATCACTTCCCGAAGTTAAAGAAGAAGTTAAGGTTGAAGGGGAAGTCGTGCCTAAGTTATCAGTTTCCGAAGCAGAAAAAACAGCTATACAAGATTTAGAAAAAGAAGAAAAAAGTAAAGTTGATTTAAAAGGAGAACCAAGAGAATTATGGCAATTACCTTTTTCAGAAGGTGAATCAAAAATTAAAACAGGAGATTTAGGAGTAACAGAAAAAGGAGAATTAGGTAAAGGCGTAAATGTTTCAGAACTTCAAAAGCGATTAATTGAAGATGCTTTAAAAGAAGGGAAATATGAAAAAGCAATTGAAGAAGGTAGTATGTCTCCTGCTTATGCAAGAAAAATAATAGAAAGCGCAGGATTGGAAGTTCCTCAAGATATTTTAATTGATGCAGAATTGCAATTAAAACCAAAAACAGAGGCAGAACTTCCCTCAGAACAAAAACCAATAACAGAAGAAGAAATAAAAACACAACAATATGCCATACAAGAGCCAAGCACAGGAGAAGTACTTCAACGTCCACAAGAAGGAGCTGGAGAAGCAGGGGGTAAACGTGGAGGAATGGAACAAGGAGTCAAAGGGACTAAAGTTACCGAAGAAGGTAAAGTTGAAGGTAAAGAAGGGGAAGAAGTAGTACCGCCAGTTCCCCCAACAGAAGCAAAAGTATTCAAAGAAGAACTACCTTCTGAAATGAGCGGAATAGCCCATGCAGAAACAGAAAGAATGCGTACAGCATTAGGTCTTCCTGAATACGAAAGAGTTACTGGTAAGTCTGACAGGGAATTGGATGCAGAGGCCCAAGAACAAATTAAGAAAGGGTACAATGTAGAAAAACTAATAAAAAGCATTGAAGAAGGAAACCCTCCTACAGGAGTAGAAAACTACATCCTTGCAAGATACAAAGGCGCATTAGAAAAAGAGTTTGAAAGAACTCAATCTGATGATGTATTAAATAAATTAAAAAGACTTTCTGATGCTACGGATTTTATTGGTACAAAGCAATCAGAATCTTTTAGAACAAGAAAGGCTTTAGTTCCAAAAGAAGAAACTCTCTCTCAGTATTTCTTAGATGAAATGGCTGACGCAGGAGTAGATAAATTAACTGAACAGCAGAAAGCAACCGTCACAGAAGAGTACAAAGCAATTAATGATGCTAAAGAAGCTCTTCAAAAGAAAGTAGAAGAACTACAAGCTGAAAATGCTAAGTTAAAAGCAAACGAAGAAATTGCTAAAGATAAAAAAGCTGCAAAAAGAGTTAGAAAAACAGACCAACAGTTTGCAGAAGAAAGAAAACAAATCATTACCGACATTAGAGCAAAGCTTAAAAAGGCAAGAGGTCAAGCTCAGATGGCGGCAGTTCCCTACGCTAATGAATTAATCGCCATAGCTCCTGATGTAGCTAAATTAGCTAAGAGCTTAGTAGAGCAAGGAATAGTAAAGTTAGAGGCGCTTGCAGCAAGGATTAAAGATGATTTAAAAGAAGAAATCCCAGATATAACAGAAAAAGATGTTATTGATTTATTGGCAGGGGAATACACGCAAAAGAAAAAAACAAAAAATCAATTAGCTGAACAGCTTAAAGATTTAAAAGACGAGGCTAAGTTAATTAACAAGTTAGCTGCTTTAGAAGCTGGAGAAGAACCAAAAACAGAAAGAAAAAAAATTGAAAGAAACCGTGAAATAACAGACCTTAGAAATAGGATAAAAGATTTAAAGAGAGCTAAAAAAGAAGAATTAGGAGAAGAAAAAATTTCTAAGTCTGATTTAGAAATTGCTAAATCAAAAATAAAAACTCAAATTCAAAGAGTTGAAAAAGATTTAAAAGAAGGAAATTTTGATAAAGAACCAGAAAAGAGAGAGATATTTCTTGATGAGGAAGGAAGAAAACTAAGAGCAAAATTGTTAGATTTAAGAAGAGAAAGAGAAGTTAGAAGATTAAAGCTTCAATATGAGCAAAGAACGAAGAAAGAAAAAGCTATTGACAAAATTGTTGATGTGTTTAATATTCCTCGTTCTGTGATGGCATCAACAGACTTTTCAGCTCCTTTAAACCAAGCTTTTGTTGCTACAATAAACTATCCAAAAGAAGCTAAAGCGGCAGCAGAACAAATGATAAAATCTGCTTTTTCTCAAAAAGCTTTTGACGAATGGTTTTATGAATTAAAAGAAGAACCTCGTTATGAGTTGATGAAAGAATTGAAGTTGGGAATTTCTGACCCTCATAGTCCATTTTTGACTGCAAGGGAAGAAGCGTTTATGAGTGGTATGGCTGAAAGAATACCAGTTGCGGGAGAATTTATTAAAGGATCTGAAAGAGCTTATGTTCAATATTTAAATAAATTAAGGGTTGACTTATTTAATCGTTTTATAGACAGATTTGAAAGCCAAGGTAAAACTTTTAGAAATAGCCCTAAATTATATGAAGCAACAGCGAAGTATATTAATAACATAACAGGTAAGGGTGATTTAGGTAAATTAGACCAATTTGCTCCTGTGTTTAATGCTTTGATGTTCTCGCCAAGATTAATGGCATCAAGAGTTAATTTGCTTAACCCATATTATTTTGCTAAACTTCCAAAAGAGTTAAAGATTCAATATGGTAAAGATATGGGAAGTGCGCTTGCTCTTGGTTCTACGATATTGAGTTTATTTGCTATTTATGGAATGACTCAAAAAGATGATGATAAAAATAAAATAACTGTAGAGACAGACCCAAGAAGTACAGATTTTGGAAGAATTAGACAAGGGAATACGAGATGGGATATATGGGGCGGTTTTCAACCTTATGTAAGATTAGCTGCACAAGTTGGTTATGGAGAAAGAAAATCTTCAAACACAGGACTTATTCAATCTTTAGATGGAGAAGGAGCTTTTGGCCAAACGAGAGGTGATGTACTTACTACTTTTGCAAGAGGAAAACTTGCCCCAATACCTGCGATGGTTATTGATTTAATACAAGGCCGTAATGCAATGGGAGAAAAAGTGGAATTGAAAGATGAGCTTTTAAGCCACATAATTCCTCTTTCTTCTCAAGCAATTGCAGAAGGAGTCAAAGAGTATGGCCCTAAAGGTGTTGCGGTAGCTGGTCTTCCTGCTGTATTTGGTATTGGAGTTCAATCTTACGAGCCAAAGCAAAAAGAAGTTAAAGGGGAAATAGAGTGGCAAGACAGAAAGATTAAATTAAGTGACGAAGAGAAGAAGTTCTTCCAAAATAAATATGATGAATTATCTAAGGCAAATGTAGATAAACTGTCAAAACTTCCCGAATACAAACAATTAGACCTTGAAACACAAGTAGCTCTAAAAGGATTAGTACAAAAAGCCTCTATGAGAGATGCGGAAGATGTATTGATAAAAAGATACAGAGCTAAGTTTAGACAAGTCAAAAGAGAAAGAGGGGAAGACGACAAAAAGATAGATATTATAAAAAGGAAGCTACGATTAAAATAAACGGAAAAAAAATTGTATTTTTGGTTAACATTTTAATATATTAAGAAATGAGTTTTACTCCTAATTTTACGACATACCAATTGGCTGGTACACCAGGTACGATATATGTTGAGGATATATCTACGGGAAGTGATGCCGCTATAGTTAGTAGGAGGGTTTATCTTACTGATTATGAGGGAAATTATGTTGTCCCTTCGGGAACAACCACTGACTACATCCCATTCCCCTTAGCGCCTGGAAACACAATTGCCATAGATTGCTTAACAGAAGATATGGCTTTAAATATAGTCTGCGAGTGGCTGGATGTAGCGGACGTGCCATTATACACAAAATCAAAGCTATCGGGTTTTACAGCGTTTAATGAAACATTTTACTATTCTTTAACGCAAGGGCAAGCTGCGGTTTCTAATCCATCGTACATTCTACAAGACAATACTTACTTTCAAAATAAGAGTAAGTTGCGTGTCCTCTTAGATAGTGGTAACCAAGCAATTGTATTAGGTTATGATATAACTTCAGCACAAAATTGCTATGACCTTGCAACATTCATGACAAATAATCAAAATCTTTACTTCTAACCATGTTGACTGTAGCACAAATTCTGGATATTGCCAAGATAAGCCAATTTTTGGCTACGCTTGATATTGAGAAGGGAAGTCTTTACTCTCCAAGAGTAATTCCCCAAACTCCTCAAATCCTATACAATGAAACGGCAGCCGTTCAGTGGATGTACGAGCATGATCCTGCAAACACTTCCCTTGTAGAAACATCAAACTACCTTTACTCATTATGTAGAGGGTATAATCTACAGGCTCAGAGTATTTCAGGTACTGGGGGAAGTATTACCCCTGTAAATCCTACAGAGATACCAGACCCTTACAACTTTGAAGTATCAGGAACTTCTATAATTCCATCGGGAGCAACTAATGCTACCCTTTCGGCTTTTATAGGGTTCAATGTTCTATTTGTGAGAAATGGTATACCTCAAAGTAGCTTGAACTTAAATGGAGATAGTTATTTTTCTTGGAATAAAGCATTGGGAATTATTACTATTCATCCAGCAGCGATAACTGGGGAAGTGTTCCAGATATATCCGATTTAAATTTTTTATAATATATACTTATGATGAAGAAGATATTTGCGTTAGTACTCTTTTTAGTGCTTGGGAAGATAGGATACTCTCAATATCCCTTGCAACAAAATTTGGGAAGTGACAGTACAGTAGTTATTTCAAAGGGCGCTCTTCAGAGTCGCCTTTTGCCTATAGTAGTGGCCGATACGAATGCGGCCAATGCCCAACGTATGCGTCAGTATCCTGGAGCGCAGTTGTATACTACTAATGGGAACTTCTACTTAAGAAATTCTAATGCAACTAAATGGATTTTAGTGTCGGGAAATGGTGGTGTAGTGGCCGACAATATCTACAATAGTAATGGAACTTTAACGGGAAATCGTACTTTAACGGGTGCGAATTATCGTTTGAACTTTAATGGTGTGAAAGAATTTGGGGTTGATGCAGCCGACTCGGTTATCATCACTTCCCCTTTAACATATATAACATCTCCTTTAACAGGAGTAGTGATTAATACTACAGCAAGTGGAGTAGGTGCAAATGCAAGTCTTAGACTTAAGACTGATGTAGATGGGGAATGGTTAATACATACGGGAAATGATGGTACTACATCAGGAGATTTAAACTTCTATAGTCAAAGCAACGTAAGCCCTTATGCTAAATTCAAATCAACAGGGGGCATTCAGTTCCCAGCACTTCCCTCAGCATCAACAGATACAACAACCTATAAGCCTTTAGGTATTAGCTCAACAGGAAATCTTCAGCCAATGACTAATTGGCCAGGTGGCGGAGCTGGTACTGTAACTTCGGTTGCTACAAATGATGGAACGGGAATTAAAGGTGGAACAATTACAACTTCGGGAACTCTTTACATTGATACTACTTTAATTTCAACGAGAGCCTATGCAAATAATGGTCTTGCAGGGAAGTTGAACATCTCAGATACAGCTTCTATGCTTGCACCCTATCTTCGCAAGGCAGACACAACAGCCATGCTTAGTCCTTATTTCAGGACAGCAGGGGTTGGACTTGTGGGAAGTGGTCACACAGTCTCTGCAGATACGCTATTACTTTCAACAAGGGCGTGGCGTCAAAAGGGTGTTGATAGTGTTGCGGCTTTGGTAACAAATGGTTATGTACCCAATTCCCGCACCATAACAATAAATGGCAATACTCAAGACTTATCTGCTAATAGAACGTGGTCGGTGGGAACTGTTACCTCTGTGGCTACAAACTATGGTTTAACAGGTGGGACAATTACAAGTTCGGGAACTCTTAGCGTTGACTCCGCTTCCCTCTCAAATTATTATCTAAGACGTAAAGACTCTCTTACCTCTACTAATCCATTAGGATATGTAACTAAGAAAGTACTTGCAGATACAGCTTCAGCTATCAGAGGTGCTTTAACGGGGGGAACTGTTACCAGCGTGGCTACAAACAATGGAACAGGTATCACAGGGGGAACGATTACAAGCACGGGAACTCTTGCTATTGACACTTCCCTCATCTCCACAAGAGCATGGCGTCAAAAAGGTGTAGACTCAGTAGCGGCTCTTATTGGGGCAGGTTATATTCCTTATACAGGAGCTACGCAGAATGTTGACTTGGGAAATTATGGTATCACAACAGGATATGTAGGATTAGATTTGACTCCTACGGGAACTCCTACTACTCAAGGTACAATTTATTGGGACGGCTCTGAAGAAACAGCAGCCTTAATTATGAATGGTACTATCCAAAGGGTAGGACTTGACCAATTCTATAATGTTAAAAACAGCTCAGGAGCTACAATTCCAAAGGGTACTGCGGTGAGATTTGCGGGAACTGACGGTGCAAGCGGTCATATTTTAATTTTACCTTTCCTTGCAAATGGTACTTACCCTTCAGCATATTTTATGGGAGTAACTTCCGAAGATATTGTAAACGGAGGATTTGGTAAGGTATCATCATTTGGTAGTGTAGAAAAGCTTAATACAAACGCATATAATGCGGGAGACCTTTTATATGTTTCTACAACTGTAGCGGGAGGCTTTCAGACAACAATTCCCCAAGCACCAAATAACATCGTATTAACAGCAGCCGTATTAACGAAGAGTGCTACTAATGGTAAGATAATTGTAAGACCAACAATAGGATCAAATATCAATAATGATGAAGGAGTTAAGATTACTTCTCCTACGAATGGGGAAGTCCTGGTATACAACTCTACTTCAGGACTATGGGTGGATTCTACTATTGCAGCAGCAGGTATTGCGGTGACAAGTGTCGCTACAAATACGTCAACTGGTATTACTGGGGGAACTATTACCACTACGGGTACATTGGCTATTGACACTTCCCTTATTTCAACAAGATTATGGAGACAAAAGGGAATTGATAGTGTTCAAGCTAACCTAACAGCAGGTCTTGCTCTAAAGCTAAACATTAGCGATACAGCAAGTATGCTTTCCCCTTACAAAACATACTACCCAAGAAATGCTATTAGTTTGACTACTACGGGAAGTAGTGGTGCTTCAACATACAACTCATCAACAGGGGTACTAAATGTTCCCGTTTACACAGACCAATATGTAGGTACAGTAACATCTGTGGCTACCAATAATGGTACGGGTATAACAGGGGGAACTATTACCACTACGGGAACTCTTGCTATTGATACAACAGTTATCTCTACAAGGGCTTGGAGACAGAAGGGAATTGACAGCGTAGCATCACTTGTAACAAGTGGCTATGTACCGACTTCCCGCACCCTAACAATAAATGGAACAAGCTATGACCTATCTGCAAATAGATCTTGGAGTGTGGGAACTGTTACTTCAGTAGCAACAAACACATCAACAGGTATCACAGGTGGTACTATCACGGGAAGTGGTACTATAGCAGCCGATACCCTACTTCTAAGCACAAGAGCTTGGAGACAGAAGGGTGTGGATAGTGTTTCGGCTATCTTTGGCTCATATCTTCCCCTCACCCTAACATCAACACAAAGAATTGTAAACATCAACGGACAAACATTTGAGGTCTATGGCACAACGGGTGCGCTTTATAATTCAGGAAGACTTATTGTAGATCCAAACTATGGAGCAATTGGATACCAAACATCGGGTATATTTAGTGGTTTACAAATCAGTCGCGTAACCAATGAGGCAACATTCAGTCAGTCAGGAGCTACTAAGATATTGAATTCAGGTTCTCTTGAAATAGGATATTCAGCTACCCAAGGGCTTTATAAATTTGATGTTTTAGGTACGGGAAGATTTACTGGTATATTGACTTTAGGTTCAACACTTTCAAACGGAACTTATCAGTATACACTTCCCTCAGCAACAGGAACACTTGCACTAACATCCGATATTCCAAGTTTAAGTGGTTATGTTCAAGGAAGTGGTACTACAAACTATATTCCTAAGTTTACAGGAAGTAATACAATAGGTAACTCAAATCTTCAGACAGATGCCTCTGGCAACTTAGGATTAGGAGTAACTCCAAGTGCGTGGAGTACTATAATTCCTTTAGAAGTTGGTGGGACTGGGGGAAATTATGTTGGCGGATATAGTAAGCAACTTTATTTAGGTGCTAATCATTATTACGATGGGTCAAACTATGTTTATAAAACTACTGGATATGCATCACAAATTCAGTTAATTAATGGAGGAGCTGTATTTAATACCGCTCCTTCAGGAACAGCAGGTAATGCTATCTCCTTTACACAAGCAATGACCTTATTTAGTACAGGTAATTTAGCTGTGGGAAATACTACCGATGCAGGCTACAAACTTGATGTAAATGGTACAGGAAGGTTTAGTGGGAATTTATCAAGTAATGCAACTATTATTGCAAGTACAGGATTAAGAGTAAGAAAAAATACTACATCAGATGGGGCAACAGATTTAGGAATATTTTATTCAAATAGTGGAGACATATTTTATTTATATGATTGGAATACTGCAACAAAAGGATTAGCATTAAATACAGGTACAGGAGCAGCTACCTTTTCAAGTAGTGTAACACTTAATGCAAGAGCATCAAATTTAGCATTAAGAATGCAATATCCTGATGACCCTAATTATAGATTAGATATTAATCAAGTTGTAACAAGTGGTCTTGTAAAACATTCTTTTGATGTAGTTAATGCAGGAACAAGTTATGCTAATAATTTAGTATTAGATAGGGGAAATGTTGGTATAGGTACGAGTTCCCCAAGTTATAAATTAGACGTAAACGGAAACGTTCATGCAGGTACATATTTCTTTAGTGAAGCAACAGGAAATGTAGGATATGCTTTAAATAGTTCAGGAGCTAATGTAGGACAAATTAACAATGTTAATTCTACAACTTGGTCTTTAGGATATGGTGGACTTAGTTCAATAGGAACAAATGTTTTATCTTGGAATACTTCGGGAAATGTTGGTATAGGTACGACTTCCCCTTGGACTACTCTTTCAATTGGTACAACTGCTGGTATAGGAACTGCAAATGATGCTTTAGGTGATATAGTAGGAAAAGTAGGATTGCAATTTCAAAATTCAATTGGAGGATATTCTGCGGCTGGAATATATAATTTAACAAGTGGTAGTTTTGGGGGGAATCTTTTATTTGCTACAAAAGCAGATGGGGGAAATGAAATTAAAGAAAGAATGAGAATAACATCAGGGGGAAATGTTGGTATAGGTACGACGTCGCCAGCAGTAATTTCTGGATATACAATTGTTGGCATTAATAATGCTACATACGGGGGAATATTAGATATAATGAGCAATGGTGCGACAATTGGTAGATTTTGGACATCTGGGAATGCTGCTAACTTATGGTCTGTACCGTCAGTACCTTTGACATTTGGTACTACTGATACTGAGCGAATGAGAATAACATCAGGGGGAAATGTACTTGTGGGAACAACAACAGATGATGGAACAGGTAAAGTACAAGTATCTGGTAATGTATCTCTTAATAATGAAGGAATTTTTTTGGGAAGAAATTCTGTAACGGTTTCTGCTTTAAATACTGACTATGTTTTAATTAATAGTGTTCCAAATGGAATAATTGTAATTAGAGATAATACTTCAGGTGGAACTGGTTGCTATTTATTAGACCCAAATGCTGGTGTTATAACAATAGCTACAAATGTTAATGGAACTTTAGTTTTCACCTATAGTGGTGGTAAATGGTATATTAAAAAAACATCAGGAACTGTTGCAACAAATTATACTTGGGCTTTTGTAAGTGGATAATACAAGAGCTTAAAACTGAAATAGAAGCCCTTAAAAAACCAGGTAATTCTAATAATTAACAATAAGGGGAGGGAAGTCGTGGTAGCCATGACTTCCCTGCTCCAAAAAAAATAATAAAAAATAACAAACAATTAAAAAAAACAATTAACTTTGGTCTATGAGAAAATCAATTTTATCCTTAGTATTAGTATTTGCTTTCCTTGCAGGTAAAGCTCAAACTCCAGTTATAGATACAGCTGCGCATAACATAACTTGCGCTAAAATTGTCCCAGTAAAGGGTCAATTTTCAGACTCTACCCTTTCGTATTATTTAGGTGCTTATGCAATAAATGATAACCTAAAGAATAGTGCGACTTTTTATTGGTGTCTAATGTACGGAGTTACTGATTCTACTGGAACAGTAGTTAAACCAGGTGGTGTTTCTGCTCAAGGAAACTATGTTTTAACAGGGGAAAATTACCAAAAATGGTGCAATTCCGAACCGTGTGACAGTTGGCCTCTACAAGTTATTGGTCAAGCTTACGGGTTGGTTTTCCCTCCAGTAACAGGAAAGCCTAATAAAAACTAAATAATTTGGCATACGTTTATCTTCATACAAGGCTTGACAAAAACGAGCCTTTTTACGTTGGTATAGGTAGTGATGAATATAAGTATGGGGGAAAATATGCCAGATCTAAACACACAATACAAAGAAATAGACATTGGAAAAATATAGTAAAATTAACGGATTACACAATAGATATACTCTTTGATAATCTTTCTTGGGAAGAAGCTTGCCAAAAAGAAATAGAACTAATTAAATTTTACGGGAGGTCGGACTTAGGTCTTGGGCCTCTTTGCAATTTAACGGATGGAGGAGATGGAGCAATTGGGAGTAAACATACAATTGAACAATTAGAAAAAATGAGAAGAAAAGTTGTTCAATGTACTTTAGAAGGGGAAATGGTGAAAGTATGGGACTATGCAAGACAAGTAAGTGAAATTGGGTATTCTCACGCTGGGATCGTAAAATGCTGTAATGGTAAAGTAAATTCTGCTTATGGGTTTAGGTGGCATTATTTTGGGGAAGAGTTAAAGCCATATATTCCCCCAAAACCAAGAAAAGTTCCTGCTCCAAGAGTTAGATTTAAAAGAAAAGTTGTTCAAAAGAATTTAAGGGGAGAACCTATTAAGATATGGAATTCTTTTGCTGAAATTGAAAAAGAAACTGGGTTGTTAGCTTGTAATGTGTGTGCTGGCTGTACTAAAAGAGGTGTAGTATATGGTTATAAATGGGAATATTTTGATGAAAATAAAGAATATAATCTTGTAGAAGCGGAGTATTCAAAAAAATTTACATCTAAAAAAAGAATAGTTCAGAAAACAGAAAACGGTGATGTTTTAAGAATATGGGAAGGAATAGCTGAAATTGAAAAAAATACCGATTTTAAAAAAAGTCATATTTATAACTGTTGTATTAATAGACATGTAAAACCAACTGCGTATGGATATGTTTGGGAATATGTGGATGTAAACAAAAATTATGAAATAAAAAATTTGGGAATTGATTGCACTAAAAAATTAGTTCCTTACGGGAAAATAATACAAAAATCAATAGACGGGCAAGTCATTAAAATTTGGGATTGTGCAAGATTTATAGAACAAGAAATAGGCATCCCAAGAAATGCAGTATATCAAGTTTTAGGGAAAAGGTATCAAGAAAGAGGTTGGAATAAAGCTCATGGTTATCGTTGGTCTTGGGCTTAAATAAAATTTGGCTGAATTATTGAAATTATTATTATATTTGTCATGGGAAGTTATGAGTTCCCCTTAACCTAAAAATTAAAAAAATGAAAAAAACACTTGCAATTATCGGAGTTCTTGGACTATTATCATTCACAATTGAGAAGTATGTGGTAGTAAAATTTAAAGAAGATCAAATCAACTACCATTGGCAGAACTTGAATACAATTAAAAATGTTGTAAATCAATCTTCCCTTCCTCATAACCAAGTTGTGTTTATTTATCAGTCCATAGACAGCCTACAAAAAGACATACAAGCAAGCGCAACAATTGACAGCACAGCTAAAAAATAAAAAAATGTAAAGTGCAAAAAGCAATGGAACATAACACAGGTTCTTTTAATGCAGGAAATGGACATATTAATTTTCTAATTTCCGTAATATCGGGTTCTTTTGTGTGGCTCGGTGCTGCTGATGTTGATATGATTTTTAAGACAATAGCTTTTCTTTTGTCTGCGACTACTTCGGTATTGGCAAGTATAAACTATTTAAAATCTATCAAAAAATTAAACCGTAAAAACTAATTATATGAAGCAATCTGTATTTGGTACTTTGGGAACTCGTGACCTTGTAAATGGTCTTGTAGTTGCTTTCCTGTCTTCATTTTTGACAGGTCTTGTTGCTACATTAGAAGCGGGAACACTTCCCACTTTAGCACAATTAAAATCAAGCCTACTTGTAGGACTTGCTGCTGGTGTATCTTACCTACTTAAAAACTTCTTGACTAACTCTCAGGGACAATTAATGACTACTGAGGGTAAGTAAGGGAAGTACTACTACCCAATGAAAAGACTGCTACTACTTATCATAACCGCATCCCTCATTGCAGGGTGCTACACAGAAAGAGCTAACGAAAGGCGACTGAATAAAGCAGTCGCCTTAGTCACATCAAGGCCTCTCCTTTTGTCTAAGCTTTGCGGAGATGCTTACCCCGTAAAAGACACCATCATTATTCGCAAAGACTCAATAACATTAGATACAATTTATGAGTTGCCTTTTAATGATACGATAGTATCACATGATACTATATATATTGTAAAAACACTTCCCTCAAAGACAATCACAAAAACTATCTATAAGGAAAGGGAAGTCGTGAAAGAGAACACAGCCAAAATAGAACAGCAAAAAGAACTGTATATCCAATGCGAAGACAAATACCAAAAGCTTTATTTCAAATGGGAAGAGGCGGATAAGAAAGCCAAAAGCCGTTTCTGGTGGCTGTTGATCCTAATAGCCCTATTCACAGGTTTTATCCTACGCAAGCCCATAGCTTCCCTCATACTAAAAACACCTATCAGATAAAGTATGTTCTACCTATCCGAAATAATATTACTTATCATTAACGTAATTATGGCGGAGTGGCATACTCATCTAAAGGATAAAAATATCCGTTACAATAAAGATGTTTATGTAATAGGGTATGTGGGAATTGCTCTTATCCTAACCGCAATAAGCAGGTCTATCCTACTTGTACCAACTGCTTTTTTACTCCATAAAGTAGCTTACGACTTCGCTTATAACATATTTAGGGGACTTCCATTATTCTTTGTCAGCACTTCCCCTATGTCACTAATAGACAGAATTCATTTTTATTTTTTAGGGAAATACTCAGAAATATATCAAGTAGTATATCTATTACTTATTCTAACAATAAATGGCGCAGAAGCAAATTTATGATAGAGGGAGATGAACGAAAAAATAATAGCAAAGGAGTTGTATCGCAAGATACTCTACGCAGGGACTAAGAAAAACACCCCTGAACACATAGCCAAAGTATGTGCTATCGTTGCTATTAAGGTCATCACTTCCCACGACAACATAAATTGGGAACAAGTAATAACAGAAATAAAGCTAATAAAGAAATGATTGACAACCTATCATTAAGCAGATTAAAGCTATTGCACCCAATAATCAGGGAGCAAGCTATTGATATTTATACCAATAAGATAGTACCAGCCTTAACGGGAGAATACTTCTGTAGAGTAGCCTATACCTATAGAAGCTTTGAAGAGCAAGATTTGTTATATGCGCAGGGAAGAACTAAGCTATTTGATAATAATGGTAAGCGTTTGGGAATTGTTACCCAAGCAAAAGGTGGGTTATCCTTTCATCAGTACGGACTTGCCTTAGACATTGTGCTTGTCAGCGGCAAGACAGCTTCTTGGGATATAACAAAGGATTGGGATAAAGACGGGAAGTCAGATTGGTTAGAAGCCATTGATAAGTTTAGATTGGCAGGTTGGGAGTGGGGAGGGAACTGGAAGTTCAAAGACTACCCCCATGTCCAATTCCCTGTCAAATACACCATAAAAGAATTATTAAAAAAATACGAGAAAGGAGATACTTTTGTGGATAATGAAAACGGAATTAAATATGTAAATCTGTGAAAACCCACATAGTATCATACAAAGGTTACAATATTTACTATTACGAACCTCTTTACAAAGTAGAGGACAAGTGGTTCATATCATTTCCCCAAGCACAAAAATATGTAGACGAATTAACAAAAGATGACGATAATAACTATCAAATAATAACTAACCCAAAAAACAAAAACAAATGACAAAATCTGACATCGCAAGAAAATACCGAAATGAGTACGGTATGGAAATGCCTACGACAAAGCTTGCTCGCATTATGTACGAAAAAGAGAAACTTAGCTTTAAAGATGTAGAAGACGCAAGAACATTTTTAAGAAGAATTGAGGGGAAGACAGGAAAGGATAATAAAGTGTATAAATACAGCAAGACCCACGACTTCCCTGACAGACCAAAAAACCCATACAGCCTACCAGAAAGCCACCAAGAAAAAAGAGAGCCATTGGTACTACCAACACAATGTAATAACATTCTGTTGATGTCGGACTTGCATATCCCATACCATGATATTGACGCAGTAACTATTGCCCTTCAGTATGGAATAGAGAACAATGTAAATACCATAGTGATTTTGGGGGATTTGATTGACTTCCATAAGGCAAGTAGGTTTCAGCCAGACCCAAAGAAACGTAGTATCAAACAAGAGTTTGACGCTACAAAGGAGTTCTTAAGAGTTTTACGTCAGCTCTTCCCAACGCAAGAAATTTATTGGTTAAAGGGAAATCACGACGTCCGTTATGAGAAGTTTTTGCTGACTAAAGTTCAAGAGATTTGGGATGACCCATATTATCATCTTGAAGAAAGATTAAGGCTGAATGAAGAGAGAATTCATTTAATTGATGACAAGGTATTAATGAAAGCAGGAAAGTTGGCTATGACTCACGGCCATCACATTTTCAAAGGCATATTTTCCCCTGTATCACCAGCAAGAGGTGCTTGGATGAAAGCAAAACAAAGTGTAATCGTAGGTCACCTACACAGAAGTTCATATCACCCAGAGGTTGACATGGAAGGTAAAGTTACGGCAGGTTTTTCTCTTGGTTGTTTGTGTGAAAAATTACCTGATTATCAGCCACTTGTATCAAACTCTCAACACGGATTTGCTCATGTGCTTGTTGATAAAAGCGGAGACTTCACAGTTAAGAATTATACAATAATTAATGGTAAATTGCATTAATGGCGTATCTCTATAGACATATTAGATTAGATAAAAATGAACCATTTTATATAGGTATTTCAAAAAAAGATGATGCGGGTTTCAAGAGAGCATATTCTGCCGCAAAATCTAAAAGAAATAAAATATGGATGTCTATAGCTGAAAAAACAAAATATGAGGTAGAAATACTTTTTTATGATGTTGATATAGAATTTGTTAAAAAGAAAGAAATAGAACTTATCCAATTGTATGGAAGAATTTGTTGTAAAACGGGAACTTTAGCTAATATAGGAGGAGGTGGAGAGCCTTTGTTTGATCCTCCAGATTATATCAGAAAAAAATTAAGTGAAAATAACAAAGGAGAAAAAAATTATTGGTATGGGAGAACTCATAGCGAAGAAACAAGGAGAAAAATATCAGAAGCGCATAAAGGGAAGAAAAGACCTTTAAAAGAAGAAACTAAAATAAAAATCGGATTAGCCAACAAAGGAAAAACTACTTGGACTAAAGGAACAAAACAAACAGAAGCAGGGTTAAAAAGGTCAGGTGTAAATCATCCGACCAATAAAGGCCCAATTCTATGTTATGATTTGAAAGGGGAATTCATTAAAGAATTTTCTTCCACAAGGGAAGCTGTAAATCATTTTGGATATAAAAATACAAATGATATTACAAGAGTTTTAAAAGGAGAGCGTTTGTCTTGGCATGGGCATACTTTCTTTTACAAAGATGAAAGGTATGCGGAAGCGGCTGAAAAGACAAAGCAAATGAGAGTAAAAATGAGGGAAATGACTCCTAAGAAAAAAAGTGCCACGATATTTGCTGGAGGGGTTAACCACCCTTCTTATAAAGGCCCTATCCTTTGTTTTGATATGGAAGGTAATTTTGTGAGGGAATTCGTAACAACGAGAGAATGTGCAGATTATTTTGGGGCTAAGAAAACAGGAAATGTTGCAAGAGTTTTAAAAGGAAAGTCGTTAAGCTGGTTAAAACATAAATTTACATACAAAAACATTGACAAATGACAACCTCAGAACTACCTGACTTTGTGGAACACTTCTTTGTAGAGGTGTTAGAAACAATAAAAGATAAGAATAAAGATTATAGTGGAGGGGGAAGTGACGCCTTCCGAAACTTCAAAAGGTGTGAAACCTACGGGATTAGGACTGAGGTAGGTATGTTTGTCAGGCTCTTGGACAAGGTAGGAAGACTTAGTTCCTTCTTGGAAAAGGGGGAACTGGTGGTTAAAGACGAAGCAGTTGAGGATACCCTGAAGGATTTGGCGGGCTACACAGCGATTTTGGCGGCCTTTTTAGCCTCTAAAAAGCAAAAAGAGTACTTCCCGCCCCATAAACACTAAAAGGGTCTTAAAGGGGCTTAAAATTGATTGTCGTCACTTCCCTAAAAATACCTAACTTAGCTACATGAATGAGGAAATAGAGGTAAACTCAGATCCAATAGGATTTTCCCCTTATGAAGACATAGGCGCTTGCTCAATGGCAATAGGGGCATTAGCAGAATTTGATAGTGGAATGTTGGGAAGTGATGAAAGGGAACTCATAGCCGAAACTCGTTCAATGTGCCTTAAAATAATACATACTGCAATAAAAGAAATCTACGAGTCCAACTGCTACGAATAAATGAAAAAGAAACCCATAACAGTTAAATTCAGTAAACTTGGCAAATACAAAGCTGATGGCTTGGCTTATGCTGAGAAAAGAAAGATTTTAATTGATATGAGGCTAACTGGAGTTGAACTCCTTGAAACGATAATCCATGAAATAATCCACGTTCAACAGCCTGACTTGTCAGAAGAAGCCGTATTAGAGTACTCAAAAGAAACGGCAGACCTCCTTTGGAAAATAGGTTATCATTTAACGGATAGCAGAAGTAAGAAAGGGTAAACTTTAGTATATTTGTTTATGCAAAGGCCTAAAGATTATATCATATATGATGTTGTAAATAAAAAAGACATTCATATTAAAGTTGGATCTATAGTTGAAACTTGCAAACAACTTAATTTTGACGCTACTTCTTTGCCAAAATTAAATCCTAAAACACATATTTCCCATAGGTATATCTTCCCCGAAGCAAAAGAAAGAATATTTACTCTTGTAGATATAGAAACAGAAAAAGAGTACGATTGTATAACCAACGGTACAATATTTCAGCATTTTAATATTCCTTATTCTGAAAATGAAGCTAAATATATTTATGAATTAAGAAAGGGGAGACAAGGGAAAGCTTCTGTTTGCGGTAAATTGTTTTATTTAAAAGGAGGAAGAAAGTCAAAAGCAGTAGCAACAGTAAAGGTTGTTCCAAGTTTAATTAAAAAAGAATTAGAAAATTACAAATTAAAGAAAATTATAAAAGCCCGTATTCAAGCAAGAATAAGTGCGGCTTTATCCGTTCATAAAATTTGTAAAAATGTAAAAACGGAGGAATTATTAGGTTGCAAAATATCTTCATTTAAAGAATATATTGAGTCAAAATTTACAAATTTTATGGGTTGGCGCAACAGACATTTGTGGCATATAGACCATATTATCCCATGTAATTCTTTTGACCTTACAGATTTTGAACAACAAAAAAAATGTTTTAATTATACTAATCTGCAACCAATTTGGAAAACAACAAAAGTGGCTTGTAAAATGGGAGAAACAGATTATCAAGGGAATATAGATAAAAAAGATAAAGGACCGCAATATGATTATTTTCTTGCAAGTAAAATATGCAAAGAATTCCCAGACGAAGTAACTAATTCAGAAGCTAAAGAGTTGGCATCCAACCTTTTCGGTTTTGGTCTCAGAAAAATTTTGCCAGAACATCTACATCTCTACGACAAGTAACACTTCCCTCCCCCAAAAAAAACTCCCAGCGTAAATACGCCAGGAGTAAACTTACACCATGAAATCCAAACCTATGAAACCTTTAATTCGCTTTTCTAATTTCGTAACCTGCTACTTTTAATTTAGTACTATCCTTTACTACCTTCCCATCAGTATAAACCTTTTGTATTGTGCATGATGTCAGGGAAGTGACAACAGCCAATGCTAATAATAATTTTCTCATACCACAAAATTAGGAATTTTCCCCGTATGTTTCATTGTAGTATTGTTCTGCGTCAAATTTGTGAAACAATCTTGTTCCATTATCGTATGCCTCAATTATCTGTGCTTCTTCTATTTGTTTGGCTTGTTTTATTTTATCCTTATATAATTTTCTCAATTCTTCAGAATCGAAAGAAACTAATCCAAGTAAATTTATATCCAACCATTCTACTGTTGTTTGTTGTTTCATAGCTTATTTGTTTTTAATGTTAGGGGAAGTGGTGTCAGGAGTTCCCTCCACAACCTCATAAGTAGTTTCAAATATATCTTTATCAACAAGCCATCTTTCACCTTTTACTCCTACACATAGATATTCTCTACCAAATCCATGACTTAAATGTTTTTGGTTTTCTAATGTACTTATATATGGCACTTTGATTTCGTGTTCTCCACAAATACCAGAAGTATGTATGCATCCATCTTCATCATTGTAATATCTACTTATAAATCCATCTTCATCTCCTTCTTCAAATAGTTTAGCTTGAACGGTAGTTATTTTTCTGTAAGTTATTTTTCTGTAAGTTTTTGTTTGTTGTGCCATAGTTTTATTTGTTTTTAGCTATTTCAATTAGTTTCTTAAGACAAGCAAGTTCTGCCTCTTCGTAGGTGGTAAAACTTCCATCATATTCATCTTTAAAATCTTCAAAATCTGTTATAGAATAACTATGTCTATTCCATAGACGTGATGGTAAACTGTGTCTTAAATTATACTTTTCTCTAAACCATCTAAATGCTTGTTGGTATAGTGGTGCTGCAACCATTATTGATGTAGAATTAAAATGAAAAGCATTAACCTCTTCCTTCATTGGCGTTGGTTTCAATTTATATGAATCCTCAATGTCATAATAACAAATACACGCTTCATCAAAACCTAATACTTTAACTTCTAATGCTTGTTCGTAGGGGATAAATTCTTTTTTCATAGTTTTATTTGTTTTTTATTGGTTAGGGGAAGTGGTGTCAGGAGTTCCCTCCACACCATAAACATCATTGTAGTATTGTTCAGTTGTTTTTGGTGTATGGTCAAATGAATGATATGTACATCCTTCTTTGTATCCATCCATATTAGCTTTCATTATCTGCTGTTTTTCAAGCTCTTTAGCTCTTTCGTATAAACCTGAATCTACATACCCAAGTTCTATTGCAATTTTTGCAATATAGTCCACTGCTGTTTGTTGTGCCATAGTTTATTTGTTTTTATTGGTTAAGGGAAGTGGTATTTCCCAATTAATCTAATCTATCCCACAATATCTCTTTCACTTCTTTCCAGTAGTAATACTCTTTCTCATAGAACTCACAAGTTTGATAGGCTCTTTCAAATGCAATATAACTTGCAAGGTCTTTATTCTTACTCATTACGCCTTTTAATTCATTTAAGATTTCTTCTGCTTTTTCGTTGGGAAGTAGCTGTTCTCTGTCAATCATATTTTTTAGTTTTAAGTTTTTTAAAATAAGCCCCTGATGTAGAAACAACGGGGCGATGACCCTATATTTGAAACCAAACGCATATAAATTTTTTATTCTTCGTGTAGGAAAGATTTTGTTCCATCAGGGTTTTCTTTTGCTGAGTAGAAATGTATCTTTTTAGGTACGGGGAATTGCTTGTCAAACTCCCTTGCACTTAGCCACTTCCCTTCAACCATAGTCCTCATTACCCCCTCAGAAGTAAGTTGCCATACCCTATTATTCCTAAACTCTTTTGCTTTAAGCCAATCCGATACTGGTGTATTGCTTACTTTTTTCTTTGACATACGCTTTAATTTTCGGGAAAAATTAGGTTTGTTACCTTGTTTAGAATAGTCAAGCCGATAGCTAATGCTACCCAAATAATCATCATGTTTGTCATATACTTTCACTTTTTAATTTTTTAATGGGTGGGAAATGGTGCTATTGATTGTTATCACTTCCCGTTTCATACACTAATCCTGAACTATTCAAATTAAGTTCAACCCACCTTGCGCTTTCTAATGCCTCTTTATATGTTTTATCTTTACCCCATACTTCTGGATTTTTGGAGTGATCGTAAATGTGTGTGCTTACAATTTTTTCTTCTCCATTTTCATCTACGGAAAATACTTGAAATTGAGTTAGTCCGTTTTTTGCTACATCATAAATTCTTGCTTTCATAGTTGTTTTGTTTTTAATGTTAGGAAAATAAAGGTAGATACTAATTATCAACCTACCAAATAAAGTTTAAATAAATATCGGATAATGTTTTTTTCTTTTCAGGGTTTTCGTTTAGGACTTCCAAGTTAGTGTACCCTTGTTGTTTTAGTTCTTCTAATAAGGGGAAGTACTCATTGAGGGTCGCCATTTCCCTGCCTATCAAATACTCTTTACTACAAGCCGAATGTTGTCCATTATGGGAATAACTGGTCTTATTACCCCTACTATCTGCTGTCAGGTCAGGGAAGTATGCAAACACTTCCCCGTCTTTCTCCTTGAAAAAAATTACTTTGGGCATAATCGTTACTAATGTTTAAAGATTAAGAAATACGTTTCCATTATGGCATAAACCCAGTAAGCAAGTATAAAGCCACTTACTAAGATGATATGTATTATTCTCATATTGCTAACCAGTTATCCCAATTCTCTTGTTTTTTAAGGTTTGCCAGTTCCCTTTCTAAATATTTAATTTTATTTTCAAGGGCATAGGGGTTTTTAACTTGTTCTGTTTTAAGTTTCTTTTTTAATACTCTTATTTGTGCCTCTAATTTTGTTTTGTTTGGTTGGGGAAGTCGTGAGGATTGCTCACACTTGTCCGCCACTTCCCTTGCCCAATTATTAAAATGTTCTGGGGTATCTTTATACCCTTCGGGATAAATTGTTTTTGCTATTCTCATATATCAAGGTTTAAGAATTGTTTAATGCTATCAGGTTGAAATCCTGCCCCTAATAGTAATTGCTCTACTCCTATCATCACTTCCCCTAATTCTGTTAAAAATTCACTATCATTATCCACTTCAATAGTTGTTGTCTGCCCCGATAATGTCAGGGATAGTTTAAATGTTGCCATAATTGTTTTGTTTTTTTAATTTAATTTAGTTATTGATTTTATTATTTGATAGTGTCTATCCGATACCCCCGATAATTCAAGGTTTTCTTTTAGAAATCTATCGTGTACCTTTTTTCTTTTTGCGTTAGTTGTATCTCTTAGATAATGCCGATATTCGTATGCCCAAAAGTATGCTACGCCCATATAGTTATCACTTCCCACAAATCCAAAATCCAATTCCATAATATCCGTAAATGCTCTTAATGTAATAGTATTTAAGTTTAACATATAAAATTATTTTTAAGGTAAGGGAAATAAAGCCCCTTAAAAAACCACTTCGGATAAAATCAGGGGCAGTCGTTTTTCGTGTCAATTATTTTAATCTGCAAGCTCGTTCCAATCTCTTTTAATGTACCCCCTTACTCCGAACCATACCAATACAACCAAATGGAAGAAAGGAGCAGTAAAAAATAGGACTAACTTACTAAGCAACTGGTTTTCTTCTTCGTCAATTCTAAATTTGTAGATAGCAATAGTCCAGAGTAATAGCCAAAAGGCGAAGCAAAATAATACTAACATAGTGTTTTGTTTTAAGGTTAAGAATTAAATTCATTTTTATACCAAAGTGCTGACTCAATTATTTTTTGTATCAATTCTTCATTGGTTAGGTAAACTAATTCCGAGCTATCAAATTCATCGGATAGTAATTCTTCCAATGTTTCAACTAAATACTTTCTGTCCATAGTGTTTTGTTTTAGGGTGTTTGTTAATTTGTTTATGCAATAATAACTGATAATTATCAACCTTATTGCAAATGGTTTGTTAAAGGTTTGTTAATGTGGTTTTATATTTCTTCTAATTTAATTGGGTATTCTCTTTCTGCACTTCCCTCATCTTCACTACTTACCAATTCTTTAGATAGGGAAATGGTGTAAAGCTCATACCCGTCAGTTCCCCCGTCATTATCTAATAACTTTGTGTAAAATTCAAGGGCGTATCTTTTGTTATTTTCTTCGGTATCGTCTGCAAATCTATGCCAATAATCTACAAAGGTGTTAGGGGTTTCATTATGTTTTAGGGTGTATGCTACAATATAGGTGCTATTCATTTTGTTTTGTTTTTAGGGTTTTTTAATAATTCACTTACAATTATATCCTGCACTTCAAATTCGCTTTCATTATCCGTATCGGTGCAATCGGGTACATATCCTAATTTTACCAATTTATCGGTAATTCTTATGGATATATCGTTAATATCGTCATAAGTTAATACTCCAAAGTTTACGTTTTCCATTTTGTTTTGTTTTATAGGTTTATTAATTTAAAATTTGGTACATTTTCGTTTAAATAATCTACCATACAGCTATATTCGTCTTTTTTGGGGTTATCGTAGGGAGATTTTAAATAATCTTCGTACATTCTGCATACTTCTTCAAATAAAAAATCGTAAGGAGTTTCAGTAGGATAAAAATTATCAAATAATTTACTGAACAGGTAAAAGGAGTAATTCATTTTGTTTTGTTTTTAAGTTTGGGAATTGGTGTTAATCAACTTGTAAATTCTCTAAAAAATTAGTGTATTTATCGTATAAATCATTGAAAATATCTTGTGCTTGTTCGGTGTAGCGACTTCCCCCCTCCTCATCATCTTCATAAATTTCTAAATTGGGGTTATCTTTTACTAATTCCATTTCAGCCAATTCGCTGGCTACTTCTATTAAATTGATAGTAATGTTCATTTTTTTGGTTTTTAGGTGTTTGTTAATATGTAGCAAGTTAAATGATAATTGTAAACTTTGCTTGTTTTAGGGTGTTAATGTTTTGTTAAAATGGGAATTACCAATACACAGGACTTCCCGAAATATCCTCGCCCCAATAATCGTGCATTATTCCGTTAATTTCTATATATTGGGTATTTTCTTTTTCGTCCTCACTCCAATCAGTCCAATAACAAGCCCCGTCCTCGTATGCTTCTTTATAGTCCTTATATCCTAAATTTTGCGCTAATTTATTCGCACTTTCTTCGTCCTTTGCGTATTCATTGCCTTCATTAAATACCCAACCTTGCCACATTCCTTGACCAGTTATTGAGCAAATACGAGCATATTTTATCCCTTGTTGTGTGTTTTGTTGTGTCATTTTATTAGGTTTTATTTTGTTTTTAAATAATTCTTTTTTAGCCAGTCAATTAATACTTTTGCACTTTCTTCATTCAGGGAAAGGTGCTTCGTATCTTTCCCGTTACCATTACAAAAAACTTTTATAGTTGGTGCATATGGAGTTAAATTAGGCCTAACTTTTGTTAATTCGCTTTTATAGTAGTTTTGTTGTGTGTTCATTGGTTTATTTTTTTAATGTTTGGGAATTGGCGAGGGTGTACCTTGACTTCCCTCGCCTTATAGTTAATTTATAGGGTAATATAGCCGCCTTCTAATTCTTCCAATATTTCTTCCTGCGACATATATTCGGGCAAAAATTCGCTTTCGTTCTCGTCATATTTAAAAAGTCGGGCATTGGTGTAACCCCCTCTAACATCACAACCTCCGTGAATTTGCAACAAAAGATAACTTTCGCCCTCAATTTCAAGCCACGAACCTTGTAAAACTTGCGAAAGGTCGCTATCGTGGTTGTATGTATTGAATGTTCTTAATATTTTAACATCAAAAAATGCCGTTAGCACTTCCCACGCCTTACCACTTACTCCATATACTTCAGCGTTAGCGTCCCAATCGTTAGCGTCCTTATTTATTTTATTGAATTTATTGCAAATTTCGTCTAATTCAAGCCCCATTGATAAAATGTAATGAAATACACTTACTCGCCTATCAATGTAGTCATTCTCTTTTGTGTAAGATACTGGGCTTTCGTTTCTAAAATCTTCAATCGTCTTTTTAGCGTTCCTTTCGTGGTTTCTTCCGTAATGGTCGCCACTATCTAAAAAATGGTTTCCAGTATTTTCGGTTAACATTTCAAAGATTGCTTTTTCAAGTTTTGTTGATTTCATAATTGTAGTTTTTTAATGTTTGATAAAATTAGGGTATAAATGTAAACCTTGTTAAATTAGTTTGTTAATGTTTTGTGAAAGGTAGGGAATTGATAGCGACCAATTCCCTGACCATACTACCATAAATTAGTACTATTTACGAAGCCATCGGAATTGATCCAATTAGTAAATTTTGCAAATAGTTTTTTTAGTGTGTTTTTCATTGTTTTATTATTTTTTAGTAATTGAATAGAAATAATTAAAAGAGGCAAGGCCTGAAATACAAGATAAAAGACAAGACAAAAAAAGATTTTCTTTTGAGGGGTTAGTAACTGCAAAAAACATAACAGGAATAAAGAAAGTCATAAAAGCATAAAATAAGCCGATAGCGAAATAAATTGTGTTTTTCATTGTTTGGGGTTTTTAGTGTGTTTGTTAATTGAGTGCAAATATACGTTTGCAATTATCAACCTTCCAAATTTAGCCATACGTATTTTTGAAAAAATAAACCCCTAATTTTTCGTAAGTATAAACCCTTACCACCACTTCCCCCCTTATAAAAAAATATAAAGAGAGAGAGAATAAAACAACTGCCCCCTTGATACTTACCACTTCCCGCCATAACATAACAACTCACTAACAACTGAATAACAAGTAAGCCCAACCAGATAGGCAACACTTCCCGCCAATTAACCCAACACACAAAGCAAAAGAAAGGAACACCAACCAACCTACAACCGCAACACAAGGCATTAAACCGCCTTACGTTGCCATTTCCCCAACCCAACCAACCGACAACAATTCCCTGAACACACAGGCATAAAACAAAAAAAACAGGGGTACGGGGTAAAGGAAAGCTAAACCCCCAAAAACCAACCGCCCCAATTTTTGGGGCGGTCTCCTAAGACATCAAGCATCCAACAAAAAATCGTATCTTAGCATAGATAATGCAGTCGTTTTTCGTTTTGTTAATGTTTTAAGGTAGGTAGCCCCTTGTTTCCACAGGGGGCTATTTTTTATCCATAAAAAAATATTTTTTTATTTAAAACAATTTGTATTACATTTGTATTACAGCCGTATTACAGTATTACAAGTGTATTACGAGCGTATTACAACCGTATTACA